CTGGGCAATATCCCCAACCTCCGTGTCTCACGGCAACATGCTGAAGTCTTGGGTAATGTTCCCAACCTCCGTGTCTCACGACAACATGCTGAAGTCTTGGGTAATGTTCCCAACCTCCGTGTCTCACGTCAACATGCCGAAGTCTTGGGTAATATTCCTACTCTCCGTGTCTCACGACAATTTGCTGAAGTCTTGGGTAGTATTCCTGTTCCCAACCTCCGTGTCTCACGACAATTTGCTGAAGTCTTGGGTAACATTCCTGATCCTAACCTCCGCGTCTCACGTCAATTTGCCGAAGTCTTAGGTAACATTCCTACCCTTCGTGTCTCACGTCAGTTTGCTGAAGTCTTAGGCAATGTTCCCAACCTCCGCGTCTCACGTCAGTTTGCTGAAGTCTTAGGCAATGTTCCCAACCTCCGTGTCTCACGTCAGTTTGCTGAAGTCTTAGGTGATATCACCATAGTGGCTTCATCCTTGTCGAGTCTCAGTCTTGGACAGGTTGCGGACTATTCACTTGTCAAGAATGTGTCAGCCTTGTCTAGTCTCAGTCTTGGACAGGTTGCGGACTATTCACTTGTCAAGAATGTGTCAGCCTTGTCTAGTCTCAGTCTTGGACAGGTTGCGGACTATTTACTTGTCAAGAATGTATCAGCCTTGTCTAGTCTTAGTCTTGGACAGGTTGCGGACTATTTACTTGTCAAGAATTTGTCAGCCTTGTCTAGTCTCAGTCTTGGACAATCAGTCAGCTTTGAAGTTGTACATGCGATCAATGACATCAACACTGAAATTTATGGGTCAGTGGTGGAAGCAACTGTATACTTCTCCCTACGTCTTCATGAGAATGTTTGGTCGAAAGCAAACCCGGCTGATCGTTTCAAAGCCCTGTGGGCGGCAACACAAATCATTGATGCTTTGAACTTCAAAGGATACAAGCACTCTACCTATGTGGTATTGCAAGCATCCCCTGGTGCGAATGGTGCGACTATCCGAGAGGCTGAAGCCTCACAGTTTTTAGAATTCCCTCGGGACGCTGACATTGAAGTCCCTGAAGAAATTCAACTGGCAACTTACGAAATTGCTTCCTCACTGCTAGATGGGAAAGACCCTGAGTTGGAATTGGAAAACCTCGGTATCATAAGTCAAGGTTTTGCCTCTGTAAGAAGTTCTTACAGCCGTAATCAGGTTCCCATCAATCACATCATCAACGGAGTTCCAAGCCCTCAAGCCTGGCGATGGTTGCGACCATTTCTCCGTGAAGATGATGCTATCGTACTTGCTCGGGTTTCTTAACCGAGTTTCACGTTCACTGACTGCGTAAGTCAGGTTACATGGTCATGCTATGGACCGCTACTGGCATGACTCAACATCCAGCGGGTATTGTTTGGAGATATTCCATGTTTGAGAAGTACTTGTACCTGTCCGTTTCTGAAATTTCTTGTTTTGACAACGAAGGTGCTGGCGATGGTGCTGGCGATGGTGCTGGTGATGGTGCTGGTGATGGTGCTGGCGATGGTGCTGGTACTGGTGCTGGTGACGGTGCCAGCGGAAAAGCTGGCGATGGTGCTGGTGAGCAGAAGATGCACACCACTGAGGCTGTCAACAAGATCGTCGAAGAGCGTCTCGCACGAGATCGTAAGAGTCGTGAAGCCACGCACAAGGAGTCGTACCAAAAGTTGGAAGGAACCTACAACGACCTCTTGGAAAACAAGAATCTTTCTGATGAAGTTCGGGCGAAAGCCGAAGTCGAATTGGAAGACGTTCGCAACCAGTTGCGGACGAAAGAGGAACGGGCTAAGCACGAGAAGGATCAACTGCAAACTACTTTTGAGAAGCAGTTGAACCAAGAGCAATCCGACCGTAAGATGTGGGAGGAGCGTTTCCATGATTCGAGTATCTCCCGTGCTTTGCAGGATGCAGCGGTATCGAATGATGCCTACAACGCCGGACAAGTAATGGGTCTCCTGAAACCCCTAACCAGTCTGAAGCCAGTCGTCGATGAAGCTGGTAAAGAGACGGGTCAATTTCGGGCAGTTGTTGACTTCCCCGATCATGATGAATCAGGTGAAGAAGTCACTTTTTCCGGTACTCCGGACGAGATCGTTAAGCGAATGAAAGACCTTGGTCCTTATGCCAATCTCTTCAACAGCAACGTGGTCTCTGGTCTTGGTGCTGGTAACGCTACCGGTGGTGTTCACACCGGGTCCGATGGTCAAGTCGACGTTACGAAGCTGACCGCAGCCCAGTACCGTAAAATTCGCGCGGAGAAACCCGAACTCCTCGGTCTGAAAGCGAAATGATCGTCCCCACGTCGGGGTATCAGAAAAACTCAAACTTTGCAAACCGTTTCTTAAAAGGAACACACACAATGAATTCTTTCCTCTACGCAGAAATCGCCTGCTTCGCCAACGACAATGATGCTTTCGTGCCCGAGAAGTGGGCGCAAGAGGGTCTGATGATCCTCGAAGAGACCATGGTGATGGCTCACTTGGTCCACCGTGATTTCGAGGACGAAGTCCAGCGATACGGCGACGTGGTCAACACCCGTCGACCCAACAAGTTCAAGATCGCCCGTAAGGTCGATGGCGACACACTGGATTACCAGGACGCTCAGAGCACGAACATTCCCGTGACCTTGAACCAATGGTTCACGCAGCCTTTCACCATCTTCGATGGCGAAGACAGCATGAGCTTCCAAGACCTGGTGCAAGTCTACCTGCATCCCGCCATGCTCAGCATCGCCAATGGTGTTGATCGTTCGGTGACCGGTCAGGTTCAACGGTTCATCAATACGGCTGCCAATCGGGTTGGTCGGTTGGAGAACTTCCCCTCCGCGACTTCCAACGAAGTGGTCCTCGACGCCCGTCAGGTGTTGAACGACAACTTGGCTCCGCAAGATGCTCAACGGCATCTGCTTCTGACCTCGGCGAGCGAGACTGCCCTCTTGAAGAATGACCTCTTCGTGAAGGCGAATGAGCGAGGCGACGGCGGAACGGCTCTGGAGTACGCTCGGTTGGGTCGTATCTACGACTTCAACACTTGGATGGGGCAAAATGTGCCGAGTCTCGTCAGTGGAACTACCATTGCTGGTACGTCGACTGCCGCCCGTGCCGCTGGCTACGCCGCCGCGATCACCTGTACCCTTGGTGCCACCGTCGTTGGTGAGTTCATCAATGTTGCCGGTAATGATCAGCCCACGTTCTGCACAGCGATCACCGGTGCGACCACGGACTTCACGCTGAATGAAGCCCTGAAGTACGCGACTGGTGCCACTGCTGTTGTGACCGCCTACACGTCGGACACCGTGGATCACCCCTCCGCTGGTTCGTATGCCATCGGTTGGACCAAGCATGTCCAAATGGACAACATTGCCTACTGGAACATCGGGCAACTGTGTGCTTTCGGTGTTGGTGCCGCTCGTCGGACTTACACGGTCATCGAGATCAATGGCGCTAATGTCATCCTCGACCGTCCCTTGGAAGTTGCCGTCGCCGATGGCGATGCCGCTTTCCCCGGTCCTCAAGGTAGCATGAACATCGCGTTCCATCGCGAAGCTCTCGCCTTGATCACACGTCCTCTCGCCTTGCCGCGAGCCGGGACTGGCGTCCAAGCTGCCGTCGCTTCGTACAACGGCATCTCGATGCGGATCACGATGCAGTACAACCAGTCCGCTGGTGGTACTCAGGTCAACTGCGACATGCTCGCTGGCTTGGCTGTCCTTGACACCAACCTCGCGTGCGTCATGCTTGGCTAAACCCTTGTGACGTTACAAGACTTCCCACCGGGGTTTCCCCCGGTGGGTGGTCTTTCTTTTTGATTGCCAGGGGAGACAAGTATGATGGATTTTCTTTTTGCCTTTAATGGACTGTCCGACATGGGCTGGCTCTTACAGAACTATGGTCCCTTCGTCGCCGCAGTGGTATTCTTCATCTGGCGCGACTACCGTCGCGAAGACAAACTTTCAACACGAATCAAAGAACTTGAGGATGAACAACGACAAGTTATTCTGCCTCTGGTAAAAAGTTGCACGGAAGTGATTACCAAAAACACGCAAGTGATGGAACAAAACGTGAAGGTGATGGACCGCCTGAATAGTGTCATTGATCGGACCCTCACCTAAGCGAGACCGCCATGTATCCTGCCGAACTATCTCTCAAGCGCACCATCAAGAAGACGCTATACATGATGCTGCGGCAGTATGGTGGCACTATTGACATCTACACCCTGATCAGTTCGACGACCAATCAAGAGACTGGTGTCACTACTATCGTCAAGGATGTCGTGCATGTTAATCGTGCGGTCGTACTACCTGCCAAGATTCTGAAAGAGGTACGCAAGAGTATCTCTCAAATCTCTGCGAACAAGATGTTTGTAGTTGGTGGAACCTACGATGCCGGTGTTCGTATCTTCATCGTTGATCGAGACGATGCCCCTGATCTTGAGCTTACCAGCAACAGCTACCTTGTCTATCGTAATCGAAAGTACGAGATTCAATCGTTCCAAGAGTACGAGTTTGAGGCAGGCTGGATTATTGTTGGGAGGGAACTCATTGGAGAAGTCCCGGAACAAATCTATCTTCTCAATGCTGATAGCCTTCTCACATTGGAAGGAGCAACAAATGTCAGCTAACCCTAATTGGGCTCGATGGATATTCTCCTCTATCGCCAAAAACATGTTGGCAGTTGCTACCACTAATAGCATCCCAGCAATTGTTGAAGGAATTGATGATGAGACGGATGCGTTCACAGAAGAAACAGACCGTGTTGAGATTCGTATCACTGGTCCCTACATCCGTAAGCTATCGGGTGAGTACCAAATCTTTATGGATGTCAACGTGATTCTGACAAGCCGTTTCGACGGACAACAAAAGAACAGGCACGCGATCCTGACAAACGCGGGTCTCTTTCAAGAGGCAATGGACCAGGCGATCCAAATCTACAAGTTCGGAAATTCCGTTGGAGATGACAGTTCCCACCTGGGTTGTTTGGTTCCCCGCTCGGGGAAGAATGATACTGTTCGAGTGATCCACTTCGGAAAGGTTGACTTAACTGATAAGGTCAAGCAAACTGTGGTCGATGCTCGCTACGAAATGTTCCTCTCAACAAGCTAACAGGAGAAATCCAAAATGGCACGTATTGAACTGAAAAACTGCGTCATCAAGATCAAGGATGGTCTGAGCGGCGTTTCGACGAATAACGACACTACCCCTATCGCAACCGACGCCGGTTGTGCTGTTCTGACTACCGTTCTCAACGCTGGTGGACTCGGAACTGATGTGATTCCGGTAGGTGCGAAATTCACTCATGAGAATGAAACTGCTGGTACTACGGTACACACCGTTCTCACACGAACTCCCTCCGATGGGCTTTCGACTACAACCGACATCACCTTTTCACCCGCTCTCGGTGCTGGGACATATTCCCAAGGCGACGTGCTTACATTCCAGCCTATCGAACTTGAGATCAAGATCGGTGACGGCAACGTGACCTACACGGAAGCGAACGAGTACGAGTATGATCTCGACCGAGGCATTCTCGATACCGTCCGAGCCGGTGACCAGGTTCCGATGGATGTGAATCTCGACTTCGTTTATGAGTACATCACAACAGGGACATCTGAGTCAACATCTCCGATGGACGCCCTGAAGCAAATCGGCGATGCCTCCGAGTGGAGAAGTTCGTCTGCTGATCCTTGTGAGCCCTACGCCGTTGATGTGGAAGTTATCCACACCCCGCTTTGCACCACACAGGAAATCGAATCGACCGTCTTCCCGGACTTCCGTTCCGAGAGCCGCGAACCTGATCTGGGTGAAGCTGCGGTATCCGTTTCTGGTCGCTGCAATGCGACTCAACCCATCGTCACCCGGTCTGCCCACCCGTAAGGAGGTGTGATATCGCACGCATCGAACTGAAAAACTGTACCATCAAGTTGAAAGATGGATGGGCTGGAGCAGCCCTGGTTGATGACACGGCGATTGCAGGGACGGACACGACCCTGGAATTTGATACCATCTCTGGTACGCCTGAAGCAACCAATATCGTCCTTGTTGGCGTTCGCTTTTCGATTGACACCGTGGCTTCCACGATCTTTACGATTACCGCCGTCAACTCCAATGAAGTCCAAGAGCTTGACCTGGATACACCCTCTGCGGGTGACTTCACGTTGACCTTTGATGGACAAGGTCCCACAGCGGCGATTGCTTGGAATGCCCCTTTTGGGGATATCGAAGACGCCCTCGAACTTTTGTCCAACATTGCTGAAGGTGATGTTATCATCACAGGCTCTGTAGGTGGTCCGTTCGACATCGAATATCGTGGTCAGTATCTCGCCACTGACGTGGTATTGATGACTATTGATGGAACAGGTCTGACGAATGCTTCCAGTGCTGAAGCCATCACTGTGAAGCGTCCTGGGGCTGTCTCTTGGGAACTGACGTTCACACCGGCGTTGGATGCTGGCGACCTGCCCGCGAACGACGACGTGATCACGTTCCTTCCGCAAGAACTCGAAATCAAAATCGGTGACGGCAACCTGACGTACACCGAGGCGAATGAGTATGAGTATGATCTCGACCGAGGTCTTCTCGATACCGTCCGCGCCGGGGATCAAGTCCCTCTCGACTTGAATCTCGATTTTGTGTACGAGTACATTACGACAGGGACCGGTGAGACCATCTCGCCGATGGATGCCATGAAGGGAATTGGTGGAGCCTCCGGTTGGGTCTCCAGTTCTGCTGACGGCTGTGAACCCTACGCCATTGATGTGGAAGTTGTCCACACCCCGCTTTGTACCACACAGGAAATCGAAACGACTGTGTTCCCGGACTTCCGTTCGGAGAGTCGTGAACCTGATATGGGCGAGGCGTCCGTTTCTGTTTCTGGTCGCTGTAATGCTGTCCAACCGACTGTGACACGTTCAGCCCATCCGTAAGTTTTACAGTCTGGGTGAGTACACCACTCACCCAGACTTTTTTTTGTGATTATCTTGAGGGAGATCAAACAATGAAGATTGGTGGAATCGATCCGAAGACCATGCCGACCGAAGTATTTCTTGTCTTGCCCCGTGGTGAGAAAGAGATTGTTTTCCGCGCCAGAGGCGTCCAGGATTACAAGGAATTCAACAAGCTCTGTGACGAGCCCAAGGCTCCGAAAATCAACAAGCCAAAAGAAGGCTGGGTTGACAACGTCGAAGAGCCTGGCTACAAGGACATGATGAAAACTTACGGTCTGAAGAGACTCGCCTGGTTGATCATCACATCACTGGAACCCAGTGATATCGAGTGGGAAACTGTCGACCCTGCTAAGACCTCGACATGGCTTGGCTGGGAAGATGAAATGCGAGACTCTGGCTTTAGCCAAGTGGAGTGTAATCGCATCCAGGCTTTGGTACTGGAAGCCAACTGCCTTGACGAGGACAAACTCGACCAGGCTCGTGAAAATTTTGTACTTGGTCAGCAGCCGGTTCCAAGCGAATACTTTGGCCAAAGTACCGCACCGGCGACTATGCAATCTGGCGAGCCTGCCTCCGAGTAGGCATACTCCCTCCGGATGTCGACCCTGTGTGGGATGACAACGGAGTACAGATGCAAGCGATGATTCTCGCGTTTGACCAAACTTGTGAATACGATGAAGCAGCCATGGGCGGATGTCCCATGGTTGCTTCTAAGAAACATCGCTGATGGAGACTGCTGACCATGAGATTCAAAGGCAAACTGGTATCGTTTGAAATCGACATGGCTAAGTACAAGAAGAAACTTCATGACCAACTTCTTGAAGACCTTGGACGAGTAGCCTTCGCATGGCTCGATGAAGTTCTTGCAGAAATTCCCGAGTGGTCTGGTGCATCAAGAGCGACCTTTTTGCAACTCGCAAGACAGGTTGGATACTCGCTCAGCATCAGTCCGAAAGTGATTAGCCGAGAAGCCTTTGGGGCACGACATGGTCAAGGAAGTATAACCGCAAACAAAGCCAAAGCACGCTACACTTTCACGTACTCAACCGATCTCAAATGGTTGGTAAGCAACGAGTACAAACACAACACATCAAAGAATGACCCCAGTGTTTTCCACCGACTTCTGAGACCAGGACCCTATCATTTTCAGAAGAAAGGTTTGGCAGCATTTGAACGGGAGTCAGAAGGCGTCCGTCTTCCCAATCCCTGGAAGTTTCTGAAGCTCACCAACCATAGGATAAAGGCGAAATAATGGCTGAGATCAAACAAACATTGGGCTTCGACGCCTCCCAAGCTCTTAACACTCTGGCATCGCTCGATGCGGCGATGCAGGGAGTACGGACACGCTTTAGTAGTACCTCGAAAGCGATGGGTACTTTCAATGCTCAAGCCAACAAAACAGAAGGCGTCCTGAACCGTTTGAAGACAGCCGCAAGTGGTGCCGCGACTCAGGTCGCTCGATTGAACAAAGTTGCTCCTGCTGCTCCCAGTAATGCCGCTGCCATCAACCAGACAGCCGCCAGTATGGAGAAGGTAGCAGCCGCTGCTAAGAAAGCTGGTGATGCCGGTTCACAGGCTGCTGAGAAGGCAGACAAGTCAACGAAGAAATGGACCGTCTCTTGGCAGACTCTTGGTAGAGTCGTCGCCACCCAAGCTATCGTGCGAGCACTCAATGCGATTAGGAACGTACTTCGTGAAGCCATCGGGGATGCTATCAAATTCCAGAAGGCGGTCGCGGAGATCGGGACCATCGGTGATAAATTAGGAGGTCTAGATAACATCGGAGGTATGGTCAAACGTGTTTCGGACACCTTCAATGTTGATCTGGCAGACACCGCTGAAGCCGCTTACCAAACGGTATCGAACCAGATTGCGGAGACTGAAAAGGATGTTGAATCCTTCCTGGGTTCAGCCGCGAAGTTCGCCAAGATTACTAAGACGGATATGACCACTGCGGTCAATCTTCTCTCTGGTACTCTGAATGCCTTCGGAAAGGATGTCAGTGATACTGAGGAAGTCGCCGCGAAGTTCTTCAACACGATCAAGCTGGGTCGAACACGGGCTGAAGAATTGGCACAGGGCATGGGTACAATCAATCCCATCGCTCAAAAGCTCGGTATC